GCAAAACATTGAAAAGGGATGGGATCGAAGACGTGCTCCGTTTATACCTAACGGTAACGCTACCCGGCGTTATACGCGAAAGGCCGGAGGTAATTGGAATGAGGAAGAATTTAGCGGTGAATGCCGCTACGAGCTTGTGTTTAGTTCTGGGAAACCGAGAGTAGTTACATTATACTCTGCCGAGAACACTCGTAGGCTTGCTCCACTCCATTATTCACTATACGACATGTTGAAAAGGCGAGGGTGGCTGTTGGTGGGCGAACCGACCGACCAGCACGTTTCTCGACTTACGGGCTCTGCTTTCTTGAGTTTTGATTACTCTTCCGCGACTGACAACATCAAGCGGGAGTACGTGAAAGTAGCAGTAGACGTATTGGAAGAACAGGCGGACCATCTGGATGACGAGGAGATAGCAGCTTTGAGAGTGCTGTCAAATCTCATCGTGGATGGTAAGGAGACGTTTTCGGGGCAACCCATGGGTTCCGTTATGTCGTTTCCTTTGCTGTGCGTTATCAACAAGACCGTGGTTGATATGGCACTTACCGCTATGTTAGACAGGAAGGAGATTAGTTTTAAAGAATGGTCAGGTCATCCCCTTTTGGTTAATGGAGATGATCTGTTGACCCGCGAAGTTCGGGCTACCACTGATCTCCGAGGTGAAGTGGTCAGGCAGGGAAGTCAAGTAGGACTCGTCGTTAACGAAGAGAAGACCATGGTCTCTGAACGCGACGGAGAAATTAACTCTACTTACTTCCAGGATGGCCACAGGCTGCGTAAGTTTAACGCGTCGTCCCTGTGGATGGATGCTGGTGTTGAAGATGTACTGGGTTTCGCGGCCCAGGCTACACCTGATGGAAGGACGTTTCAAAAGGTAGTGAGGCGCAATTTGCGAACTCTGGCCAAACAGTCAGATAAGCATCTGACCGACCTACCACTGTCCTTGATTGCTGTTTGCCGTAAAGACAAAAAGATTAGAGCAGCAATTACCAGTTTGCCCGTTAGTGTTGCACCGACCAAAAATGGAGTGATTAGTATGGATCTTCGTCCAAAAAATTACAATATGAGTAGGGATGAGGAACACAACGCAATGAGAGAAGAGATCGAAAGAGTGAGGGAGCGAGGAATTGCTAGGGGGGCCGTAAGGTCGACCAGGCATAGTACTGGCGTTATACCTGCTGCAAGATCTTTTAACTCTGTCCGGAAACAGGGTCGAAAGTTATCTCCAGAGATAATTCCCGCGTGTTATGTGCGCAGCTTCATCAACAAAGTCAAAGAAGAGGGTGTTTTGAGGGAGGTGGCTCCTCTCGATTTGTCGTTACCCCCGGGTGACGGTAGTCAAGTGAATCGAATGCTTGACAACATCCGTGCGTTTAAACTAACGCATAATAGCAGTGCATCCCCAGGGACAATTGAAGCAGACGCTGATTTTGTGAGTTTGTGCTGTTAACAAGTATGAGAAACCGGAATTGACGGTGTGCCGGGCTACGGCCATGTGGTTCGCCCCCTCCGGGGGGGTCAACGTAAGGGATACCCTAGCTTGTAAAGCAAACCGAGTTAATTCC